GCTTTGGCTTCTGCTTCTGCTTTAACTCTTGCTGCTTCTGCAGCTGCTGCCTGGGCAGCGGCTCTTTGTGCAGCAGCTTCCGCTGCTGCTGCTTCTTGTGCTGCTTGGGCTGCTGCAGCCTCTGCTGCTGCTTGTGCTGCTGCTTGTTGCTCTGCATAATAATTAACTGTTACCTGTGCTGCATTTGTCATTGCTGTTACTGCTTCATTTACTTTAGTTATTGCTACATTAGCCAATGTATCTGCTGTTTGTATAGCTACTGATAGGTTCTGATTTGCAGTTGCAAGGTTCTGCTGCTCTGTTGATAGGGCCTGATTAGCATTAGTTAAATTTGTTTGAGCATCTGTTAGGTTTGTCTCTGCTACCACCTTTTCTGCTGTGACAGTTGTTAATACTGCTGTGCTAGCAGCAAGATCAGTAGTGGCTGCTTGTAATGCTGCTACCTGTTGTGGTGTAGCAGATGATGTTGAGAACTCTGATGCTGGAATTATTTCCCAAGTTGAGCCGTTATATCTACGTAATGATACAGCTGCTCCTCCACCATTTTCGTAATACCACATTTCAATGGTCTTTCCAACACCAGCAGTAGTTTCAATATCTGCTGTGGATCCCCCTCCACCCTTGTCAAACCAGTCATTAATGACTGTTTGTCCGTCTAACTTTAAAAGAACTCCGTCATCAGCAGGCGCTGTAATGTATTGTGTTCCAGTAGTTTGTGGTGTCCAAATACCATCCCATTTAACTTGAAAGCCTTCTGTAATTGTTGTAGTTGCCTGCTTGGTTGCAGACACATTGTCTACTCCATAGTAATCCCAGTTTGCTGGTATATTTATAGATGCAATAGTTTTCCCTTCTGGGGCTGTAATTGTTTCTTGATGAACATAGTTTGGGTATGTTGAATTAACATTGTCTTGTATATTAAATGTACTTGTAGTCCCATCAGTATATGTAACTACTGCATTGTGATCACCATTTTTAGCAAATACTTGGAAACTTGCAGCAACTGTATTTGCTGGCATGGTAATAAGAGTGTCTGCAGTTGATCCTCTAAGGGTTAAAGATGGATCTTGTCCAGGACCAGGAAATCCAATAGCCCCAATGTATACCTGATTATTATTTGTAGTTGAGACTGGAGTTCCATTTACTGTAATGCCTATCTCGGTGTTTAGTCTATTATTAGCAAAGGTTTCGGTTACTGTTGTTGTCCCGCCATTTACTGTTGGTCCTCCACTACCCCACTGCTCATTAATTCCATTTGTATCTTTTCCAGTGTAAACAACTGTTCCTTCTCCAACTGTGGGAGAAGCTCCATTATCTGCGCTGTCAATAACTGTTATATTTAGCCCAGAAGAGGTATTTGCATTCACTACTGCTGTGGCAGACTCTACAATTTCTGCCTTTACCTCTACTACTGCAGTCTGAGATTCGACTGCTGCTATCGCTGTAGCCAATGTAGTAGTTGCTGTGGCGACTGTTGCTGTAGCTGAATCAACTACTGCTACTGCTGTGGCTACTACTGCTGTCTGTGAATCAACATTAGCCTGTGCTGTTGTGGCAACTGCTACAGCTGTTTCTGCAGATTGAATAGCAGTATTCGCTTCTGACACCTTTGCTGTTGCCTCTGCTACTGCTGTTGCCATAGGCTCTTGAGTAGTAGCAATTGTAGTTGCAGCCTGTATATCTGTATTTGGCACATTAGCTTGAATAGTATTTACAATAGTTGTTGCTTGGGCTTCAGCAGCTTGCTGTAGTGTTGTTTCTGCTGTTTCTATTTTAGCTGCAACTGTCTCAACTGTAATAGGAGTGGTTGCTGTGGCTGTATCTGAAACTGAACTTGGGTCTGCGGGAGTTACTTGAACCGTAACTTCGTCTGCATTTGCAATGCTTGGTCCAAAAAGGAAAAGCCAGCCCATTATAAAAAGGCTGGTTAAAGAATACTGTAACTTTCTAGTCAACTAGGTATCTCCTAAGTAATGCAATATTTTTGCTTACTTAGTAATTATACCAGAATGTTAATTTAAACTACTTAGGATTATCTGTCTTATAAAAGCCATTACCTTTAAACTGAATTCCAAATGGCGTAAAGTGTCTTATCATTGTAGACTCACACTCCTCACATGAGTACCCTGGATCAGCTTCTGATATGGATCTTGTTACAGAAAGAGTTGCATGTGAATCATCTACTGAACACTTGTACTCATATATTGGCATGTTACTCTCCTAACATTTCTAAGACAACACTATGTATGTCTGTATGGTTGGCTCTAAAAGATGTGTTAGATATCAATAGATCAGTAACACCTTGACTCTCTAGCTGCCTAATTTGGTTTTTTATCTCTTCTTTATTACCGTATATTGTATTGTTTTTTTCTTTACCCTCTGGCATGCTATCATAAATAAACTTAGCATTGTCATCTACTACGGCTGATAGCCTTACTATAACTCTTCTGCCCAATCCTTTTGAGACATCAAATTTTTCTAGTGTCAATATCTGACCGTCGCCGTAAGCCTTTACATTTTCGATAGTTTCTTTTGAAGATCCACTAAAGAATACTTCTGGGCAATTCTTATTTACTTGCCTTAGTCTTTCAACAAACAGACCGCTTTGCTTCTTCCTATCCTCTATTGAGGTTGGGGAACAAAACAGTGCCTGATCATCGTCGTGTGTGCCAGCTATTACATTTAAAGAAATTCTATTTGGACTAATCTCATTAAATGCATCTATCATCATTGAGCAGTAAGCTGCCGTTATTGCATATGGCCTTATAGCAATCATATACTTAATCTTTTCTTCATCGCTGACTGCGTTGGCAGCCTTAATCCAATAGTCTGACTCATCTGAGTGGAAGGTCAAAAGCATTGACTCATAGCCATAGAAATCTAGTATCTTTGACATTGTTTTTAATTCTTTTGGAGACAGGTTATTCTTAATCATCCAATGAAATTTCATTTTCTTCCCCACTGAATGTTGTTCCATCCACGCTCATGTGCATAGTAAATAAAAACCTTGACCACAGTTTCCCAGAATGCAATAGCACCAGAAAGAGTTGCATCTCCAGTAAGTACATAGGCTACGACAAACGAAGAAAGTGTTCCCCAAATTCTATAGCTTAATGCTTTTGCAAATGATCTTGCTCTGGTTACTGTCATTCTTTACCCCAGCTAAATGAGTTCCATGCTCTTTCGTGATAGTAGTAGCAAATAAAATTAACAGCATTTGTGATAACAGTTGCCATTGTAGCCATATTTATATCTTTACTTAAAGCATAAAGAGTAATAAAAGTTGTCAATAAAGCAATGACTCTCCATGTCAAAGACTTAGCAAATGATCTTTTCTTAGAGACGTTCATCGTCTACCTCTTCTTTAAACCAATTAGAGTACAGTCTTGCTTCTGCATCTGCAATCTTGTTGTCAAAGAAAATGTTATAGACCCATCTCAATGCGCTTCTGAGTAGCTGAAATAGCATGAATAGTCGCCCCCAAATCTACTTGCTCAATCTTATATCCAACATCACGACCATACACGATATTAGTAATATTAGGTAATCTCATTACCATTGCGCCATCCATAAATGAATCTTTAGCTATGTAATGTTTTACTTCATCAAACTTCAAAGGATCCTTTTCGCTTGTGTTATATGTATTACGCACACCAAGCAATACCTGCTTTGTTCTCTTGCCCGCCTCTTCATATAATGCGTGATGTCCTTCATGCCATGGCTGATATCTGCCAAGCATTAATGTAGTTGGAGCTGACCAATCATGAAGATTAAAATAGCTAATAATTACTGATGCCTTTTGATCAGCATCTAGTTTGTGACTATCAAATTTTGCATCAGGATCTTCTGGCTTTTCAAACATCTTGTTTGTATCTTCAAATCTTCCTTCTTCTATTGTATCCATGAAGATAAGAATATCTGGCTTACCAAATGCTGCACGAGTTAATTCTGTAGGACAAACAAAGTCAACTACTACTGGTGCTACTCCTTGCTTGGCAATTAATCTTGCCATCTCTCCCATGCGTCTTGCCTGCTCTATTCTATCTTCAGCACTAAAACCTAGATCAGAATTTACTGTTGCACGGACTTCATCTGCATTAAGATGTATTGCATTAATTCTTTCTTTTAAAGCTTTTGCAAGCTCTGTCTTTCCAGAACCTGGGAGACCAATTATCTGAATAATCATTTTAATCTTTCTGTTAAGTGGGCAGTTTTAGGACATACCCAGGTCTCACGGTTATTTAATTTTTAGAATTTTTGGTTGTTTTTCTTTTGGTAGATTTCTAACTACACGGATATGCAACATGCCATCCTTTAGCTCTACACTAGAAACTTCCATGTATTCACTTAGTTCAAAGATTCTTGTGAACTTACGTGCAGCGATTCCCTTGTGGACAACTTCTGCATCTGTTACTTCTGATGTTTCACCTGTAATCCATAGACTTCCGTCTTCAATTGATACAGTTAGATCTTCTCTTGTGAATCCAGCAACTGCCAGCGTTAGCTGATAGTTATCTTCGTCTAGCTTTAGCAAATCATATGGCGGGAATGCCGTATTGTTTACCTTACTAAGACTATTGAAACGCTCCAACTCTCTGTTGAAGCCAATAAAAAATGGATCCTTGAAAAGATCCATAGCAAATTGTGTTACCATTTTATTCTCCTTTTAAGCAAGTAATATGGTCACCCCCATTTGGCAGGTGACCATACTATTATACCATCTAGGTGACTAGGATTGCAACTACTTTTTTGCTTTTGCCCTAGCCTTTGCTAATGCATCAAAGTCTTTTACTTTGGTATCTCCAAGATAACCCCAAGCATATCCTTCAGATATCATCTGCTCATTAATTGAAATTTCTGATCCGTCAAGATACACCCAGCCTAATATTCTTCCATATTTTTCTGAACTATCCATCTTTTCGGTTTTAATTACAACGCTTTTAGCATCTTTAATTTTTGATTTAAGATATTCTTTTGACTCAAGCCCAAGAACCTTTTCAGCTTTATCTGATGTTCTGCTTTCTGGTGTATCAATACCAGCAAGTCTTACTCTTGAACTAAAGGATATATCAAACCCTAAATCAATATCAACATCTATGGTGTCTCCATCAACAACGTTTGTTACTTTTTTTACATAGTATTCAAACATTACTTTGTTGTCTTTTTAGACGCTTTCTTAATGCCTTCTAATGTTGTTGTATTAACTGTTTCTGCTTTCTTTGCCGCTGGCTTATCTGATTTTGTTTTAACTGCTACACCAAAAGATGGTCTACCAAATCCAACAACTGACACTGCCTGTGATTTACGAAGCTTTGATCCGTTTTTCTTTTTATATGCACGAACCTTTAAGCAACACTCTCCGCCATTTCTTTGGTCTCCCTTTTTATCTGGTGCTGTGTTGCCTTCTACGCATGTTACTGTTCCATCTCCGTTGTCTTTAACAACTATGCCTACGTGAGAAATTCTATCGACACCATCTCCTGGGAAATCAAAATAAACTATATCTCCTGGTTGTGGCGTTGCTTCTTCAGCTTTCTGCCATGTACCAGCCTTTATAAATGCTGCTGCTCCTGCTGGGGTATAGACTGTGTTTGGGAGCTTAACTCCTGCTTCATTTCCACACCAGTTGACGAAGCTTCCGCACCATGGTTGAAAGTTAGCCTTTGTAAACTTTCCATATTTTGTTTCATTATCTTTTGGACCTTCAATGTATCCAACTTCAGCAAGTGCTACTTCTACTAGTCTTGCTGCTGATCCTTGTACTGCTGCCATTATATTTCCTCCTAGAAAATTGATTGATTTAATTATACCATTTTTATATTTGTGTCCCCAGATGGTCTCGAACCATCGACCCGCAGATTAAAAGTCTGCTGCTCTACCAGCTGAGCTATAGGAACCTTGCACCCCTGGCTGGAATCGAACCAGCGACCAACAGATTAGAAGTCTGTTGCTCTTCCGCTGAGCTACAGAGGTATATGTGCGGCAGGTAGGACTCGAACCTACGATTACCGAATTATGAGTTCGGGGCTTTAACCAACTAAGCTACTGCCGCTAGTTGTTAAAGTATATATTTATACTGCTGGTTTGTCAATAGATGCTTCAACTATTTGCTGTACATACTCAGAGAAATGTTTTCTTATCTTTCCAGGAGGTCTTGATCCAATTGAATTCCATACTCTTGTGTATTCCATTATGTTAGCAAAGGTAGTTGGGCATACCACAATTCCGTTAAACTCTCTAAGAACAGTTGGCAGAGGCACATGCTTACCACAGCACTTACATTCTTTTGCTTTATCTTGATATTCGCTCATATTATTTGCATCCTGTCCATAGCTTCTCTTAAATTATCTGGCATCCTTGGTGCCCTAATCATGTTGGTTGATGTCACATCTGGATTATCTCTGCTAAAATCATCGTGAATAGACATTGATTCATATGTATGAATAGTTATTTCATTATTCATATCTGGTCTTGTTCTGCTAATTGAATTAAATATTGATCCACAGACAGCATCTGCTAAGTCTTTAGATCCTTTTCTTGGGTGATCAACTTTATCACGCATAATTTTTAACTGCAATAATTCATCAATTAGTAGTGGGATATAAGGGCCATTAAGTCTTTCTTCTAATACTACCATAGCCATATCATCATAATGCTTTTTAGCCACCGACAAAATTTCAGTGTTAATACCATACTGTTTTAGTTGTTGCATCATATCATGAGAGTTCCATCTGTCAAATGTACACACTCCAATATTAAACCCACGTGTTTTAAGTGCAAGGATATAGTCTTTAACTTCAGTAAAATCAACAGACTTATCTGGTGTAGGAGTCCAATATCTAACTGCATCTACACTAACAATTGGTGCTGGCTGGGAGTACTCGCTTGTAACTCTAACATTAACCCATCTTTCAACATGCGCTAGAGAGACTGCACAATGGTCATGCTTTTGTGCAAGGTCAACGTGTATAAAATATCTTGTATCATCTTTTGGTTTAAACCATTCCTCTAGTCTTCCAAAGCTATCCACAGCAAGAGCAGTATTATTAAATGCCTTTTCTACCTTTTCACGTGACTTAAAGAAAGCATCTACCATCTCTGGTGGCATACATGCGAATCTACCAAGAGCATCTAAAGAATTCTTATAGAAATCTACCTTGAAATCTTCTATCTTCTTAGTTGGATTAACTTCCCATGTTGGTCTCTTTAAAGCATATGTTTTAGGATATAAATAAGATATGATGTGGTCTTCTTCCCACTCAATTGTTATTTCATTTCCTTCTGTGCCGTCTGGCAGATCATCGTCCATCTTAAGAGTCTTTGTTCTAATTATAGTTTCTTTTTCTCCAATAACAGACTCATAGAATTTTTGTATTGGATCATTTTTAAAACGGGGGAATGAGAGTAAAATTACCTTACCATAGTCTGGGAAACGGGACATTACGGATGCACGGTACATGTCATATATAGCGTCAGCTGTTTTAGCTTGGTCGTGCCCAGTTGTGTTTTCCATAGCAAAACCAGAGATCTCATCAAGGATAACGGTTATAACGTTATAGCCTTCCCATGCTTCTCTTTGAGAGTGACCAGAGTATACATTTACATTCTTATCAAATTTAATTTCAGAAGCTTTAGGTTCATACTTGCCAGCAAACCATGGAGATAATTCAATTCTTGTCTTGAATCCTTTAAAGAAAACGTTGTTTGCTTGCTGTGCGTTAATAGCAATATTGAGGATATCAATCGTATCTCCTGGTGGCTTCCCATAATATGTTGCTGGATCTTTAAGGCATAGCAAAAGATATACCTGATATGCTACTGAGATTGTGGCTGTGTAGTCCTTACCAGAACCCTTACCAAGTTGAGCAATTACCTCATTACATGTTTGTTTAAATCTACGTTTGCCTTCTTCTTCGCCAAATAGTTTTACTAATGTAGATTCTTTATATATCTGTGATGACTTTTCAATTAAACCATACTGT